CTGACATCAGCTTAATTAACCAGGGCGCGTGCTTACCTTTCAGGGTCAACAATTCAAACTCAATGTCGGCGTAACCGTAGCAGTCCCAGTCGCTGTCAGCAGACGGACCGAGCGGTTTCTGAACATAAAAATGTGTGATCAGCGCTATACACGGTAGTCCATTTTTGACAGTGGTTCCCATTCGAAGATTCATAAATTCCTTTCTAAGTTAGTAAGTTATGGTCTGAATTATAGGTGTAAAAATACCGACTCTCGATTGTGTTTTCAAATCGGGTCGGTACATGTGATTGCCAAAACGAATTACTTAAACCGGGTTTCCCAGAGCCACCTGGCTAGCAATAGGGCTTCAGCTCTACCGTCGTGTTTCTTCAAGTGTAGAGGGGCTTCTGGAAACAGCCGAGTGGCTAAGGATCGGCTAAGCTCCTTGTCACTAGTCAGCTTGAAGTACTTCTTCCACACCATTGGGGTTACCAAATGAAGCTCATGTCTAGAAGCTGCGCACGCGGCTCTTGCAGCGCCGTAACTGTCACCCAGGCTAAACACAGATGACACGCCCTGGCCGGGCATAGCTCCTACTTTCTCAAGCACCAGGGACACGGCTTCTTCAGGTAGAGCGTGTTTCCTAATGATAGAAATAAGCCCCTGCGGGTTAACTTCGTACTTAACTGAGCCAACGCCCTTGACAACCGTGGGCATGTCCTCTACACCTACGTAAACGCCGTCCTGGAGCACCCCTATAGCCCCTGTCAGTCCGGGGTCGATACCAATAACTATCATTTCAGCGCCTCCGTAAGCGCTTCTATTGCCGCGTTGTACAGCATAACGTCAACAGGAATTGATGCGTCGGCAACTGCGTATTGATTAAGCTTCATTGAGTACAGCGCCAGATTTGCAGCCGCATGAAGCGCATCACGCTCAACCTTGTGCGCCGCTGCCATCGTGTCGGCCTCCGCTTGATACTCGTCGCGCTCGGCTTGCAGCGTTTCGATCATTGACAGCGCCATGTCGTATGACACTCTTAGCACATCGTGCTCATTTAAGGCGGCAACCAATTGCCTTGAAACCGCTTTCCAATTCAGTTCTTTACTGTTGCGCTCGGCAATAAGCCTGTCAACCGCGACCACACAGCGATGCTTAGGCGGTGTATCTGGCAAGTCGTCAATCAGCACTGCAAGATCGTGTGCGTTGTTGTCAATCATTTCACAACACCTCGTACAAGTCACAGGCCACCCGCTGGCTTTCTTTGCTCAACACGTGCCCGTAGGTGTTACAGAACCATTCGCCGTTAGCCTCAGCCGTGGCCGAAGAACATGACCTGCAGGTGACTATAGGTGCCGCCTTGCCAGTACACACTTCTTTCATGTCGCAGAACTTACAGCCGAAGCTTTCACCATCGTCGCTGATACCGGCGGGTTTGATGGTAGCGTTAACCAAGGTTATGATGCGATGTTTGATCTTCTTCTGCTCTTCTTTGTCTTCTTTGATGCGCTCTACGTAGAACTGCTCGTCGTCTTTACATAAAGCTACATAAAGCGCCCGTGTCAGGTTGCCGAACAACATACCGGCTTGAACCTGCGCATAGTGTAACGGTTTAGACTTCTGAACACCGTGTTTAACAACCCCTGAAAAGCTGTTTTTGTTGTGTGTTTTGATCTCAAGAACGTGTGGCTTTTCTTCACTTTCGGGCACACCTTTGATTACCCCGTCAGCTTTTATGATGAAGTGGCCGGTCTCATCTAAATATTGAAACTGCTCGCCATCTGAGTCTTTTTCCCACACCTTGAAGCCCGCGTTCTTAAGGTCGTCCACAACGCGGGCTTCCTGCAGGTGCCCAGTTTCAAACAGCCGGTACATGCGGCCTTCGAACTTACTTTCAGCGTAAGCTCTCCAACTGAGCCAGATAGCCCGAATACAATCATTACCGATGAATGACGAACCTAACCGACCTAAGTAAAGTTCAGGTTTCGCATTGTCACGCTTTATCGCAGCGTACATCCTATCGATTATTTCTTGTTCCGGGCGGGCGGGTAGAGCTGCCATATTAGTTCTCCAGTTATAAAGTTAAAACGCATGAAGACGATAATGCAGGTAGCTCAAATCAGCTTTTTACTTTACCTGTACACAGCAATTAAATGTTATGAAGAGGATGCCCTTCACACTGCATGACCATCAGAAAAGTGCATTAACCTAGTACGTTCCGAGTTACTAGACCTTATGAGCCAGTGGACACGCTGCAGCGTGCTATCCACCTCCCTTGCGCCATACGACAATTTCGCCTTAATGCACTTATCTGATGGTTCCGGTCTATTCCCGGATGTCAAACCCTCTTTAGCTCGGGTTAAGCAGTTTCCGCTGTCACGGAGATGGTGTTGAGGACGGGACTTGAACCCACAACCAAGGCATTATGAGTACCCTGCTCTAACCATTGAGCTACCTCAACTTATAAGTTAGTCGTCCCATGGGTTCTTAGAGCCTTGAGGCTTGACCCCAGCTGGCGCTGCGGGTTTGGCCGGGGCGGGCTTAGCTGCTTTTGGGGCCTCTGAACCGCCTTCGGCTTTGTCAAACAAGAAAGCTTTGATGTTGTTCTTGTCAGAGTAACCGGCTGATTTCTCAATACCCAAAACACACTTGAACTTGCGACCGATCAGTTGGTCACTATCTGAGGCGTTAGCCTTTCCGGCAGCGGTAGCCCAAGCGACCAACTGTTGACGACCGATAGCTTGCGCCTTTTCGCTAGGGTTGTTGATGTTGAAGTTCATCCACACTTTGCGACCGTTAAACTCAGGCTGGGAGACTTTGAACGTAACGGACAAATAAGAACCCGTGCCGGCCTTGGTTTGTTTCTCTTCAGCTTCAGTAGCTTCCAGAATGTACTCGCCCTCAGGCATTGGGTCGAAAGAACCCTGTACGTTAACGTCCACTTCCGAAGTGTCAAATCCAAATTTAGCCATGATATGTTTTCCTTATTAACAGTTTTAAATTAGCGAGCGAGAGGGATGAGTTTGAGAACAGTTTCAATGTTCATGTCTGCGTCTTCTGGGCAGCTGTAACGGTTCTTAGCCGCAAATGCAGGGTTCTCAATGAAGTGCAGCAGGCGATCACCATTGGTTGCGCCGCGCACTTTGGCGGTGTCGAAGCCTTTAGCATCGCTCTTCTTGATGATGACTTTAAGGGCTGCAAATGCCAACACATCAACCCATTCCTGCAGGAGCGCGTTACACGCCTTAGGCAGCTTAGGTTGGAAGCGGTCATACGGGTCAGTGCGAGGGTCTTCGAACTTAACCACCGCAGCGTGAGCGATGATGACCACGTTCATACCACGGCGCATACGTAGGATGTCAAAGCCCTGTAGGATCTCACGAAACTCTTCAGCCATGTACATCTGACCCTTGCCGTAGGCCTGTTGCTTCTCATCATATTGAGCGTTAACGCTCGCAGCGATGAGCGGCTCAACCAACCAGTCAACCGAGTCAAGTACGACGGTCTTGAACTCATGCTCTTCTTTGATCAAGGTCTTGATGCTTGCAGCAACGTCAGCCACGGTCTGAGCACGAGGGAAACTGGTCACATCAAGCGAATCAAGACCGTCTTCAGTGCTGATAAAGATCGGTGACGGGAACTGACTAGCCAGGGTGCTCTTACCGATACCGTGACCGCCATAAATACAAATACGAGGAGGCACTTGTTGTTTACCTACACGTAAGTTCGAAGTCCAGCTAGGTGTCGAGACCTCTTCAGTTACAGATTTAGTTGCCATTTTTACTTTCTCCAGTTATAGCGGGTTATTCCGCAGTTTCAAAATCATGTGGGCGCTCATCAAAGTCCCAGCGTTGAGGCTGATACTCAAACATGAGTCTGTCCCATTTCAGCACCGTAATGGTGCCAACTTGTTCGGCCAACACGGTCATACACACGGCACCGAGGGTCGGGTCGCCGATCATCAGCAGATGGTCGCCAGGTTGCCATTCAGACAAGACTGATCGGGCCTGTTCAACCATACGATGCGTGTTGTAGGGCTTACGAGTACCGCTAAACACCCCGCGAAGCTTGCCGAAGCGTTTAGCGTCAGACAGGTCTTTATTGTCGTCAACAGACACAACAAACACCGTGCGAGTGTTACCGAGTTCCATCTTTGACTTTCTTAGGTTTAATTGCCTTTACAGGTGTGATCATAGTTATTTCCTCTTGAGTTAAAAATTCACGGCACCCCGTGTTTACGGCTATTTTAATTGCCTCGCAGTAATACCAATTATAGTCCAAATCTACCGGGTGATTCATCGCAAGCTCGATGGTCATACATGCTCGAGCCCCGTCAGTCTTCGGTACCTTGTTACCGTTCTTGATATATTTCAACGGTTCGAGGCTGCGATCATTTGACTGATACCAGCGAACCACCTTACCCAAGAAAACCCCAGACTGCTCGCCACCGCCGGTCACGTTACGGGCGCTTATGAAGTCTGTGAACCCAGCGCGGCGGATGGTTTCTAGCAGCGGTGTACCGTTAGATAACCATTGGCCTACCGCGTGGGCACAAACCCCGGCGGTAGGGTTTTTCTTAAGCGACAGAGGCGCATAGATACCTTTAGTTTTAACCTTGCGGTCAGTCTTTACAGCAAAGTAATTGTTGACATCTTTCATTGCCAGCGCCCGGTAAGGCGTGTATTCAAAACTAAACTTCGACAGGGCTTCAAACTTGCTGACAACGGTCTCCACAACACCCCGCAGGCTCTTGTCAAAGCGCATGGCGATACCATCGGTGTTGGCTGACAAGGTTTCAGCCCCTGCGTGTTCAAGCCATTCAATCAACATCAGCAGCGTAAACTGCCCTGTCAGCGTCACGGCCAACATCAGGTCCGGCGCATACAGCACGGAGTACCTGCTGGCTAATTTACCGAAGGTGCCGTTAAGCGAAATCTTCAATGTCTCATTTGTGACCTTGTCGCCCGTACGCTTAGCCTCAATGCGGCGGTCATAAATACGACGATATTCGTCAATGAACGGCTTACCCAACCCGTTAGGAATAAACCCACATTCCAGAATGATAGACGGATAGAACGACGCGGCGTCAATATCAGTGATAACGTCTGACCCGGCGACGTAACAAACTTCCCGGTCATGCGTGCTATGTATACCACCCACTCCGAGCTGATAGGTACCTTTGCCGAACGTTATGATCTCTTCACCCAAGAACGAAGGTAATATCACGTGGCCGGTGGCGGTGTTCATATCAAACACAGTTTCAGATACACGGGTTAACAACCCTTGCAGGGTCTTGTCTTTGAACTTAAGAAACGCGGGCGGCGTATATGTTATAGTCTCAGGTATCTTGTTTTCACGCCTCTGTAAACCCAGAGACATGACGTAGGCCTGCTCAGCCATCTGAGAATCAGACTTACTGCGCATGTCAGAACCGTACAAACGCGACATGTCAACACGCAGCATCAGCTCAGGTTCAAGCGCCTTGAGCAGCGCCTCGGTCGTGTCAACGTCATTGTCGCAGTACGACGACACTTCTTTCTCTTGTTCGTCGGTTATGAAGGTCGTATGGTCAATGGGCATGTCTTGCAACAGCGGCATATGCATACGCGCACCATAAGCCTTTAAACCTACAAACGAGGGGGCGACTTCGATCAAGTCAATCGTGTCAACCCTAAGATCCGGCAGGCTGTATTTGCGCCGAGCAACCCACGGGGCCAACCTGTTTTCAATAACGTCATTAGCGATACGTTTGATTTCGAGCTCAGACCGACCGGCAACAAACGCAGCTAAGACAACATCATCGAACGACTTATTGTTAAAGCCGATCAACGTCGTGTCCCGGCGGTTAATAAAGTCATTCAGACGCTTAGGAGCATCAGACTCAGCCCGTACAAAACCAACACGCTCACCAGTTTCAATATCTTTGAAACGGAAAAGTGTGTGGTTAGGTAGAACCTCACTATCAAAAACAAACGTAGGCATTTTAACGATCTTGGTTAGGGTTGTAATCGCATTCTTCAGACAGCTCGGCAATCATGACTTCACGCTTCTTTTCCAAATAGTGAATAGCCTTGCTGATGTCTTCGATAGCCTTCTCAGGGCCGCCTTTCTTGCCCAAGCGCCACAAGTACTTTGTCGCGTTGCCGGTCAGGTAATCCCACTTCATAGCGAGGGCGACATCCCAGTGTTGGAACTCTTGACCCTTGTAGTGGTTACCGCCGACTTGTTTTGCGTTAGCATTGATCATTTGATTTCTCAGTTAGGTTTGGTTATCGCGGCATAAGCCCCGCGCCGATGCAAGATATTGTACACAGTTCTGAAGTGCATACCCAAAGCGGCTGCAATCACTTTGGCAGTGTACCCCTGTTTTGAGAGCTCATCAACCGAAGGCACCACCTCTGCAGGGCACGCCCAGCGGTAGGGCCGGGGTAGGTCATGAGCTTTCATTTTGACATGTCTTCGATGGTGTTGAACAACTTACGCTCATTCTCAGTCAAGTTCATGGATTCAGCGTAGCTCAGATAACGGTCCAACACTTTCAAAATATTGGTGTTTCCCAGGCTGAACTCACGCACGCAAAACAGAGCGCCCTGGGCGAGATCAGCCAGCTTGACTACGCGAAGTTCAGCAGGGGTAAGTTTAGGCATTGTGAGCCCTGCAGCAGCTAACATGCTGAGCTCAAGAGAGGTAACATGCTCACCAATACCGTAGATACGCTTAGCAGGGGATGGAATGTCACCCGTGAGGTGCTCAGACAGGTCATGCAGCAGCGCGGCCAAAAGCACATCGCGGCTGACTTCTGGGTCAAGAATATAGCACAACGCGGCCACGCCATGAGAGTGATGACCTACGGTTTCTTTAACCAGGGTGGTCATGGCGTGGTAGCGAACAACTTCAGAACCGAGTTGCATAAATTCAATAGCGTTCTTCATCTTGATGATCCTAACGTTACAAAGTTATGGGGAGAGTTTGTTCAACATTGACCGTGTAACCCAGCGCCTTGATCAGTTTGATCGCATGGTTGGTCAGGTTCTTAGTTCCAGCCAGTTCGGCGAGTTGACGAGCGGTCTGGCAAACGGGCACGATTACTTGTGCTCCGTATTGAGTTGTGAGGCGTACCGTGATTGACATAAAGTTCTCCAGTTATTGAGGTATTTACCAGCCGTTTTAGCCAGTGACTGAATTTTAGTTCAGTAATTTGACAAAATGAGGCCGAAGCCCCGATTGTATTTTCAAATCGTCACGCCAGTGTCGATTGCTTTTACCTTTTTCAATTCACGACGTTGAATCCACTGGAAGCACGCAAACCGCCAGTCCGCCGCTTTGATCTTAGACGCCCAGCCTTCGCCCGTACCAGCCTTGGAGTTACGCACTCGACTGATCATAGCCATAGGGTGAGCCACACCTTTAAAGAACGGGTGAACGTACTCTGAGTACTCATCAAACGGATGTTCGCAGAAACGCTCGCAGTCACTGAGGAACCCCCGGTAGTCGGCATTCAACATGATCGGTAGGGTGGTCACTTGACCGCTCTCATAGTGGTCAAAGTTTGATGACGAAGGAGGGTACGTCAGATACTTTTCAGCGTCATACATTTCAGTGTACAGATGTAGGTTCGTGCTGAACGTATTGTAAACACCCAACTTAGCGTTAACAGCATGCGCTACGAACTCTTGAACCATAGTCATGTGTACGATGTTGGCCCCGGCGTAACCGTACCACATGTCGTTACTACGATTGATGACAGTCATGTTCAACCGACCACGCTTAATTTCAAAGATGAGTTGCATGTTGCAGGCGCGGTCTTTAGTTTCCTTCATCAGGTCAGCCGCGTCCCAGAGTTGCACCACCGCCTGACGCGTATCTGGGTCGGTACGCAGCTTTTCAATCACGTCAACCAGCTGGTCACTGCCGAAATGGTGCCGCGCACGGTGGCCGTAAGCCGCGTTGAACACCTTAGTGTCATCGCTGTAAGCCCCAATCTTGCTATTGAACTGCTGCAAGAAGGCCACATCACGACGCCCAGCAAGCATCCAAATGGCTTCTAACACGTGGAATATAGGGTTAGCATCACGCTCATCATGAAACAACGCTCGCTCTGCCGGCTGCAGCACCGTGGTCAGTACCGGCTCGGGAAAGCGGATAACCGGCCCGTTACGACTGTCTGTTTTCTCGCCACAGGTTTTGAGTTTCCAGAACATCTCTGAAAACATTTGATTTGCGTTGCGTACTTTGATTTCCATGTTAATATGCCGTTTCTGTTTTATAAGTTGAACGAGGGTTACCAGTGCCTAATACGGTGCGAGCGTATTTACTGAACTCACACATTGTATTCTGAACGTCGTGTAAAGTCAAGTCAGTTATGTCAAGTTCCTCGCAGATACGTTCGTTAGCCTCAGCCAGCGCCGTATTGAAGTCATCTTGTTTCCAGGTGTGTACCAAGGGTTTACCATGTAAATAATTCAATCCTACCTGACTACCTGGCCCTAACGGGGCGTATGTGTAAAGGTCAACGGCCTCGCCAAAGTGCCCAGGAGTGTAGCTCAAGTCAGCCGCTACTTGCCCAGCGATGAACGTGCTTATTCCAAAACAGTGTGACAACGAATCGACAAACCGTTCAATTGAGGGCTCGTCATATGCGGGGAACAACGCGCTCTTAATCGCCCGACGGTAGTCAATGGCTGAACCGATAATGTACTTAGCCAAACTCTCAGACTTGTTACCACCAGGGTTCATCATAGTTGGGTACACCATGTAGGCCGCGCCGTACACCTTAGCGCCGTCTTCCTTACATGCCTCAACTGTTTCGATGAACATCTCAGCGTCAAAGCTCTCTGGCGTGCAGGGCAAAACCCCAGCGTCTAGCAGGGCTTGCAGCGTGGGTGGCCAGTTGATAAGCCGGGCAATTAGCAGTGTGAACCATAGGTTCTCATCCCCATCTTCAACAGCAGGCTCAATCAAATGAGTAATGAACCATTTGGTCATCCGATCATCCCGGCGGCGAATATTGGTAAACCGATACTTCAACAGAACAGGGTCTTCTGTCAGAGGACCTGCGTATTCGTTCTCACGGGCGAGCCTAATGGCCTCACGCTCATAAACGAAATATAAGTAACCGGACCAGCTACAAACGGTTTCAGCCGTGAGTCGGTGGTAAGGGTTGTGGTCAAGCATTATTGAACTCCTGCAAGATGTTTAACAGTTCCTGGTGGGGCGCTACGTAATCCAGCAGCCTGACGTCGTAAGAGCCTTCAGCCTTCAGGTTATGATAACACGCCCACACGCTTTCAAATTTGGACACCAGATTCTTGGGGTCGAACTCTTTCTCGTTGCCAGCCGCTTGGCGCCGACCGATTACACGCTCAATGCAGACATCTTGAGGGGTGGTCAAGAATGCATACACATCACACCCGGTAGGATGAATGGCGATAGTCACAGCACCTTTCAACCCACTGGCAGCGACCAGAGCACCTTCGTAAAGCACATGACCCATCGGGTGTGCAGCCAGTATGCGCTCGGCAATCTCGTCCTGTGTAGGTATGCCGTCGCAGCCTCCGCATACGTTGTGATAGCTACCCAACACAAACACAGGAGAGGTGAGTTCAGGCACGTCTACGCGATAACCCTTGATCTTGCCATCCGAACCCTTGAGCTCCTGGGTGGGATAGCCCGTCAAGAACTTGCGCACCGCCGTAGTCTTGCCAGAACCGAATGTCCCGGCGACCCGCAATATAACATGTGTCATTCTTCATCTCCATGTGCCAATAATGCCGCAATATGATCAATGGACTTTCTAAGTTCAGCACGATTAGTCATAAGGCACATGAGCCCTTTATACTCATCGTTACGGGTCAACTTTCCACCAAACTCGAACATTTTTAGTAACCCGTCCAGCTCTTGCCCAATCAAGTCATCATCGTAGGCTTTCGCTTTATCTTCGTCAGAATGTATTGAGCCGTCAGCGCATTGGTAGGCTTCGATCGTTTTCATACAACCTCCAAAAAGTATTCACCACGATACGGGAACCCGGTCTCAGCGAACTGAGAGGCCTTCTTAGCACGGGCTAACGGGCGCTCATCACACTCCTCACGTAACCATTTGGGCAAATACGCGGCCCTAATTTCACGAAAAGGTACAACCGCTTCAGACATTCCACGCTCAGCATGCCATTTGATTCGGTCAAGACCCATGTCTGCATACACGCCGGGGTAACGACGCTTGAAGAACCCATTCTTGAACTGGCAGTACTGGCTCTCAAGTGTGAAGTAACCTGCGTCTGGGTGGCCAACTGTCTCCAGGAACTCACCAGACTTCACACTCAACCACACTGCCATGGCCGGCAGGTTGTCGTACTTACCCGTGTGACCGTTGCCGGCCCGCTTGTCAAACACCATGGCGTCCAAACCCTGCAGGAACAACGCACCGTTACGGTGGGAGCGTGAGCCGTCAAAGTCTTCAAACATCAGGTCGTTACACTTAACCCCGTGACCCATGATGAGCACATACTCGAGATAACTGAAAGTGGACAACCGGCCAAAGCTGAAAATGGAGTTAGCCACCGCCCAACATTCTTGGTAAGTCTTACCCGCCCACAGTGCGACCTGAGACCCCGCAGCCTTTACCAGTTTACTGTAGCTGTGCAAGGCTTTTACCGTGTTACGCTTGTTCTTGACGCGATCTTGATCAAACTGCAATTCAGCCCACTCAGCGTTGAACCATTCGTCCATAGCCATCCAGCGCGGCCCGGCGCAGGGTATCTCAGGGAACTTGTTGAAGATGCGCAGTGAAGTGATCGGATTCTGCGTACAACCGTTGATCGTAGCGAACCACAGCTTCTGCTCTTCATCCCAGCCAAAATGCTCTGCCAGTTTGGGCATGTAGAGATAAACCAAGCCGGGCATGACCCCGCGCTCAAGGTTCATCTTATACAGAGCTGTAAAGTATTCCATACGGTTCTCTTTTAGGCGATAGTCTTTGCTGAACATGTCAGCCGTGACGGTGTCAGTTAGTTGTTTCATGTTCTATAGCCTTTGGATTCACATTTCTTGAAATCTTGAGAACCGGTACGCAGGTTTGAAGCATGTGTGTCTCCGTCGCCAGGTACATACGGCTTTCGGGCGAACACGTTGTCACGCGGGGGTAACGCCATCCGGCGAGTGTCGTCATACGAGTCACGCTGGCGCTCTAAGGCGGTGAGTTTAACATCAATCATAACACACTCCACCCAAGCATAAACATAAGCCACGTGACTTTGGCTGTGAAGCCCGAGACAATAAGCCCGAGCACACCCCAGAGCAGATTAACGATGAGAGATAAGACGTCGTTCATACAATCTCCGCATGAGTATAGAAAGGTTTAACCACGCTGACGTCAGGCGCAGAGCCGACGATCCAGAATGCGGTCTTGTCATTAGGTAGATCAAACACCACGTCATTAGTTTTCAACCAGCGAATCATCTTACCTTCGTAAGTAGGGTGGAAGTTAATACCATCAAAGCTCTCACCATTGAAGTGGTCACTGTACTTAGAATAGCCTGAATCATGTAGGCTAAAGTGCCGCCATTTGAACGGTAAGTTGGACACATCAACACCCATGATAGCCAGACGCTCAAGCATCCACGGGCGTTTGTCAGGGCCGATACCCAGCGTAAACAGCTCCTGCAGGTTCTTTGGGTCGCGGCTCAAACCCAGGATGATAGACGTCAGAGAGTTACACGAGCCTGCAGGGGTGATGAGCCGGGTGACTGAGTCTGGCAGGTTGGTGACCTGATGAGCACCGACTTCGTGGAACTTACGCACCATATCAGCCGTGTACTTTTTGTGATCAACCGTAATACCGTACTCAACCACCAGCGAGTCATCACGCATGAGGTCCGCCACCTTACGCTGCAGGATGGGGTTGTAAGGCCCGTTAGCATACTCGAAGCTGGCGCCAAACCCGGCGGCCACCTGCGGGTTAACGTGCCGCATAACGGTCTCAGGCTTACTGTAAACAACTTGCCGAGAGCGCAGCCCATAATGCGCACCGACGATAGCAGACATGCTCAGCTGAGGTGACTGGATGCTAGCTCCGGTGAGCACGTGAGTCTTGTTGTCGCGGAACTTGTTCATGTACCAGATTAGCTGGCGCATCTTAGAGCCGTTAGGCCCACCATAACCCAAAGGGGCGAACTTGTCTTCACGCTTGAACCAGACACCTTGGTGGTTCTCAAACGGGGTGAGCTCTGCAAGGTGTTCTTCCCAACGGGACTCGGCTCTGTCCAATGACAGGGTGTTAAATATAGAAGTGCTCATTTCAGTTCCTCAGTGTTACGACGGGCGGCGGTGTCTCGGTTCATTGATGGCTCCAGTACAATGTGTCAAGAATCACGATGACGGTGCAGAAAACGTAAGTGGCGGCTAACACATAGTTCATTATACGATGGCGAGTCATGTTAAGCTCCAAAGTAGTCTTTGAGTTGAGTGTAAAGCTCGCGGGCTTCGCTCAGCGTAAGGTTATCAACATTTATCTTAGGCTTGACCGACGGTACAGCTGTAACTACCGTCGGGGCAAGCGGACGTGACGTAGGCTTTGAAGAGCGGGTAGTTTCCTTAACTGGACGGGGCAATAGTTCGTAAGTTTTGATACATGTGCGATAAGAACTGACTTGGCGCAGGAAGCTGTGACCATTGCGTTTCTTGCCAGGAGTCAACACAAACTCGCGAGCTATCATCTTACGATTGTAAAGGTCACATACCAACGGGGAAATGTGATCTTTAGGAAGATTCATTTCAGCTGCAATCTTGCTGACGGTGCATCCGGGATGGTCATTGATGTAACGCCAGACACGACTAATGACCGATGGGAGCCTTACCCCTGCGACTTTAAGAGCGACGGGAATTGAATTCATTTTAGATTCTTTCAGAGTTATAAAGTTATGGGGTCGAAGCCCCGTGGGTTGTTTAAGCGAACAGACGGAAGGTGTGTCCGTTCACCAGGGTTACAACGCGGTCACCTTTCTTGGCAGCGCCGTACAGCACTGAGGAAAGACGATCACCTTGCGATGCGCTAACTAGACCCGCTTTCCACACCTGGCAGGCGTTGGCATAAACTTCACCAGTGTCGGTGTGCACGATGCGACGGTCAAGCTTCAGTGACGCGGTCATGGCGGGGCGAACCGTTGCAGATGTTGAAGAAGATGAAGCTTTACGGTCGCCTTGTTCCCAGTCGCAAGAGTGGCATCCGGCGATCACGTCTTCGTCAACCACCAGACCACCTTGAGTGCGTCCGTTGTAGATTTCAGAGCTGCCGCATTTAGGGCAAACAGTGTGATTGTAGCTGGGGATGAACACTGAGGTTGCCAGCGCCACGACCTCTTCAATCGCCACAGCTACTTCGGCATCAGTGTTTTCTTCACCCATCTCAGCAATCAAGAGACCCACACGACGCTCAGCTGTTTTGCGGTCAGCAAACTTCTTGACTTGGGCACCGCCGGTGTGGGTGTTGAAGAAGGCCAAGAGTTCAGCGGAAGTGGCGGTAGCGATGTTCAGGTTTGTCATGTCAGTTACTCCAGTTATTAAGTTTGGGGTTGGCGGTT